ACGATAGCCGTGACCTACGTTGACGGCAATAACGCCGCGCAGACAACCGGCACAATAGCAACCGGTGTTGCCCCTATCATTGGGCGGTGTCTCCGTTTGCCATTGGCGAACGGTTCAGGCGTCAAGGCTATTACCGGCGTTACGTCTACTATTTCAACCGTAGGCACGTTCAATGTCCTGATCGTCCGCCCCTTGCACTATATGCGTATCCCGTTCGCGGGGTACTCGGAGCAACGCGACTTGTACGGCACGGGGATGCCGGAAGTATTCGCGGACTCTGCGCTCGGAATATTCGTCCAGCCTGACAGCACCGCGTCCGCGCTCCCCGCATGGGAAATTGAAATAGCTAACGGATGAAAACTAGTCTATTAGGCGGCAGAGCATTAAAGCTAGTCACAAGGCGGCGCAGGCAGGTTGAAACCCTGTCAACGCCGCTTCAGCTTTATATTGCCGGTGAGTATCTAACCGTTGCGGCCGCTCCTCCCGCTGGATTTTCTATCACCGTTGCTGAATCAATGCCAGCGCCTTCGCAATCCGCGACCGCCGGGACAAGCATTGCGGTAACAATCGCCGAGACAATGCCAACCCCGACGCAAGCGGCAGCGGCCGGAACTTCGATTCCGGTATCCGTCGCGGAGACGTTGCCAACTCCGTCGCAGTCATCGACTTTACAGACGGCTATTGATTGCATTATAGTAGAATCTTTACCTGCACCGAGTCAAGCGATTGTCGCCGAGTTCACTCCGGGAGCGAATCCGAGAGTACTGAACGGGCCGCGCGGCGCATGGTTGTACTACCCGCCGATCTACGCGATCAAGACGAAGGGACGGCAAGAGGCTCCGGCACCTGTCCAGCGCGTAACGGTATCGGCGAGTGCAAGGATCGAACCGGCCAAGCCGTTGCGAAAGATGGAGCGGCGACCGGATTACGTGGTTATGGGAATGCAGACGGCGTTGACACCTGGCCAGTCTGCGCGGCTTAAATCGCACCGGGCAATCAGGGACCGGGACAAGGAAGAGGCCGATATCCTGATGCTTATATCGTCATTCTAGCGCATCCCGTGGGCGCTTGATATCCACGGAGAAGGGGACACATCATGGCAGACGAAGAGAAGAAGGTCGAGCCGGTAGCCGAAGCCGCCGCCGAGGAAAGGACCGCAACGCAGGAAGAGCCGAAGGAACAGATTATCGTGACCATCGGCGACGAGGCCGCGCCGGAACCGGAAGAGAATCAGCCCGCGCCGGTATGGGTGAAGAAAGTGCGGGAGCGGAACCGCGAGCTCGAAAAGGAACTCCGGGAAACGCGCAAGAGGCTCGAGGAAAAAGAGGTCGCGCAGAAAGAGCCGGAAGTCGGTGCCAAGCCGACGCTACAGGCGCTTGACTACGATACCGACAAATACGAGGCGGCAGTAGCCTCGTGGTACGAGCGGAAGCGCAAGGCAGACGAGAAGGCAGCGCAGGCCAAGGCAGAGGCGGATAAGGCCGAGAAGTCATGGGCCGAAAAGCTTGAAGCCTATCAGGAAGCCAAGGCCACGTTCAAGGCCGACGACTTCGACGAGGCCGAGGCGTCCGTCAAGGAAGTGCTCGACCAGACGCAGCAGGGCATCATCGTCCACGGCGCGGCAGATCCGGCGCTGCTTATCTACGCGCTCGGGAAGAACGAGGCGAAGGCCAAGGAAATCAGCGCGATCAAGGACCCGGTCAAGTTCGCGTTCGCCATAGCAAAGCTGGAGGACCAGTTGAAAGTATCGACAAGGAAACCGGCGACACAGCCGGAGGGCCGCATATCAGGCAACTCGCGCCCATCGGGAACCATCGACAGCACTCTCGAACGGCTCCGCGAGGAAGCCAGCAAGACCGGCGATTTCAGCAAAGTCGTGGCGTACAAGAGGTCTAAATCCAAGTCTTGACAATGACATGATATCGGGATATGCTTTGGTATTGACCTGTTTTGTTTTTGATTGAACCGGCACGCCGACCGTAACCGGCAGGATACAATGCCAACCGCCCGGCCTCAAAGGGTGAGATGTGAATGGACCTCCGTTGGAGGCGCTTCTAATCTTGCTTTTTGAGGTTTTACCATGGCTAACGAATTCAGCAAAGAGGAAAGGGTAGCGTTCGAGGATATCCTTGAAGGATTCCAGGACGCGCTCGTACTCTCCCGCAACGTGGCGGTATACAACACCGACCAGAGCATGATGGAGCGGGCGGGGAACGTCATCTGGCGGCCAGAGCCATACATCGCGCAGAGCTTCGACGGCACCGACCAGACATTGAACTTCAAGGACAGCACGCAGCTCTCCGTCCCCGCGACCATCGGCTTCTCGAAGTCGGTCCCGTGGGTGATGACGGCTACCGAGATGCGCGACGCCCTCCAGGAGAACAGGCTCGGCGAAGCTGCCCGGCAGAAACTTGCATCTGACATCAACCGCTCCGTCATGGACGTGGCCGCCCTTCAGGGTTCGCTAGTCGTGGCCATCGCTGCCGCCGCTACCGGATTCACCGACGTGGCCGCCATCGAAGCCGTGATGAACGAGCAGGGCATCCCCGACTATGACCGCTACCTCGCGCTCTCAACCCGCGATTACAACGGCATGGCCGCCAACCTCGCCAACCGCGCCGACTCTCCGATAGGCAAGTCCCTGACCGCCTACGAGCGTGCCTACGTCGGCCGCATCGCGTCCTTCGATACGTTCAAGCTCGACTACTCCGTTCGCCTTCTCGCGGCGGCTGGTGGCGCTATCACCATCTCAACGCTCGCGGGCGGTGGCAACGTATACGTTCCGCAGGCTACCAACGTGGCCGCAACCGGCGAACGCGCCAACGTTGACAACAGATTCCAGACCGTCACGTTCTCCGCGAACGCCAACGTTGTTGCTGGCGATTGCTTTACCATCGCTACTGTTGAATCAGTGCATCACATCACCAAGCAGCCCACTGGCGTGCTCAAGACCTTCCGCATCATCAGCGTAGGCGCAGCGAACACCGCCGTCATCTGTCCCCCGATCATATCGGGCCAGGGCGGCACCGATCCCGAACTCCAGTACCAGAATTGCTTTGTGCGGACCCCGGCGGCCAACTCGGCCATCGTATGGCTGAACACCGCGATTCGCGCGGCCAACCCGTTCTGGCACAAAGAGTCCATCGAGATCCTTCCCGGCCGCTATGCGGTTCCGTCCGACTCCGGCGCCTCCGTCATGCGTGCGACCACGGACCAGGGCATCGAACTTGTCATGCAGAAACAGTATGACATCAACACGATGCGCACGAAATACAGGCTCGACACGCTGTACGGCGTTGTGAACAAGCAGCCTGAGATGAACGGAATCATCCTGTTCTAACCAACGGGGCGGGGTAAAACCCGCCCTGCTTACAAGCAAGGAGACTGAGCCATGTCCAATAGACTTCCTGCAAACGGGCTTATCGAGCTGACCGTAGCCGCCGCCGACCGCGTGGCGGTATGGTCCCGCGCCCCGGTAAAGGTGTACCAGCGCCTTGGAGTTCCCAACTTCCCGGCCACGTTCAGCCTGCTCCAGGCCGTAGCGGCCAATACCGAATATCGCTCTGCGGCGTTCGCCACGGGTGCCGTGCTTCGCATCGAAGCCGGTCCCGCCGACGTGTTCTATGCCGCCGGAGTGACCGCCGTCATCACCGAGAACATCGGTCGCCGCGCACAGCCCGCCCCCGGCACGCTTAACGCGACCGGAACGCTGACCGCGCTTCTCATGGCCACTGGTATCGTGACCTCGGCCACGGGAGCCGGTGCCGTCGTCGCCACGGTTGACACCGGAACCGTCATGGACGCCGCGCTCGACATGGATATCGACGAGTCCTTCGAGTGGGCCGTGATCAATACCGGAGGCGCGAATGCCTTCACTGTGACCGCCGCCGCTACCCATACCCTCGAAGGCTCGGGCGTCGTGGCGCTCACCTCGTCCGCCGTGTTCAGGACCCGCAAGACCGCAGCGAATACGTTTGTAACCAGCCGGCTCGGCTAGGGGAGGGAACCATGTCTATCTATGTCCCTCCCTATGGGCTTGCAAGGGTTCTCGTGGATGCTGGCGACCGGATAGCCACGTATTCGCGGGAGTCCATCAAGGTCTACAACCTCGCCGGAGCGCCCAACCTCGTCGAAGAGTGGGACCTTCTGGCCGAGGTTCCAGCCGATACCGAGTATCGATCCGCCGTGTTCGCCGCTGGAGCGACCATCGGTATCGAGGCTGGCGAAGCCGAAGCGCTCTACGCTACCGGAGTCACGGCGGTGATTCTCGAAAACGTCGGCCAGCGCAGGCAGTCAACTCCGACGGCGATGACGGTAACGGCGAACATCACGCCAGCCGGGCTTCTCTCGGGGCTGATAGTCGGTACCCATGCCGCCGGCGCGACTCAGAACTATACGCTGCCCGCCGGAGCGACTCTTGACTCCGCGCTTGAGATGGCCGTTGACGAGTCGGTAGACTGGGCGCTCATAAACGCCAGCGCCGCCGCCGCCGACACCATCACCATCCTTCAGGCTGGAGCGGATCATACCATTATCGGAGCGCCTATCGTGGTATCCGCGAACGGTGCTCCGGCGAATACTGCCATGTACCGGACCCGCAAGACGGCGGCCGATACGTTCGTGACCTATCGACTCGCATAGCAATCAGGGCGGGAGCAATCCCGCCCATTTTCAAGGGGAACACATGGAATATCCGAGATTGGTTTTTATCTGCCCCGGCGCGAACAAGTGCAACGGCGGGACATACGACTATGAAGCCGTGCAGAATGGAAAAGAACATCAGGCCGCGCTTGACGCCGGATACTGCGATAGCATACCCGAAGCGCTCGAAGCGATGACCGTAGCCAAGGAAGCGCTCGACGTTGACAGGTTCCAGTCTCAGCGCCATGAATTACCATACCCAACGGCAGGAATGGAAAGCGAGGCAACACCCGGTATAACCGGATTGCCTAAGCGCGGACGCCCCGCCAAGGTAGATAAATGAGCTACACGAAGCGCCAGCTCGTAGAAGCGGCGATGGCCGAGATAGGGCTGGCGTCGTATGCGTTCGACCTGTTGCCTGAACAGCGCGAGCTCGCCTTGCGCCGACTGGACTCGATGATGGCCGAATGGAATACGCGAGGCTTGCGCCTTGGATATCCCGTACCGGACGATCCTTCCGGTTCCGACATCGACGACGACTCGAACCTGCCAGACGCCGCATGGGAAGCCGTGATTACCAACCTCGCGCTTCGTATGGCCCCGTCATACGGCAAGCAGGTGAACATCGAAACGAAAGTTACGGCACGGCACGCACTGAACACGATCCTTGCCCGCGCTTCGATGCCCGCCGAGATGAAACTTCCCGCCATGCCCGCTGGTGCTGGCAATAAATCCTTTGACGATCCGTTCCTTCCCGAGCCGACCGATGACCTTGTGGCCGGGCCTGATACTACTCTCGATTTCAATTAGGAGGCCCGAGCATGGGTATACAGATCAATCAGTTGACCGCCACGGCTCCGGGAGCAAGCCAAAGCCTACCGGTCTACGATCCGGCCAAAGGCGACTCGCGCCGCTTCTCGCTGTCCGACCTCCTCGCGTGGATTCAGGCGAACACGGTATCGGGGATGCTGGAAGCAAACACGCAGTACAGCGCCCCTCTCGCTGGAGGGAACGTCCTTGTCAACGACGACGACGAAAACACGCATCTCATCATCACCCCGGCGGGCGGGCTTGCTACATTGACAATAACCCTCCCGGCTATGGGTAGCCTCCGCGACAAGCAGCTATTCATCTGCAACTGCACTCAGGCCATTGCCGCGTTGACGATTGCCGGAAACGGTGCGACGGTGGGAGTAGTGGAAACTCTGCTACTCGATGCCGCAGACAAGTTTTTCACGCTCAAATACGACGCCACGCTCAATATCTGGTATCGAATAGGCTAAGGAGGCCATAACCATGTTGACCATGAAAACCGATAAAATGGACCCCGAAGGCCAGCTGTTCAAGCTCTTCGTACCGCCCGCCGCCGCCGGAGCCAACAAGGTCTATTTCGACCTCTGGAACGGATCTGACAAAACCATTGAGATCGGTAGCGTCGTGCCTATCGCCTCCGGTGCCGTAGCCGTCGTCGGGACGCTCGCGGTAGACTTGTACCTGACCCGGACCACGGCTATCGGTACGGGAGGCACGGCGGCCACGCTTGACAGCGCAACGCTCACGGAAATGATCTTCACTCGCATGGACACGGCACAGGCTCCCTTGCGTGTAGGAATATCCGGGAGGCTCGCACCTGGTGGCGGGGCGACAGCGGGTGCGGTACTCGGATTCAATTCCATATTCACCGAGGAAACCGCCCTGCCGACGTACTTCCGCAGCAACATGGTTGAAGGCGCACAGCCGGGAATTAATGGCCGCCTGAAAGTCCAGCCCGGAACCGGCATCCGTGTCATCCAGGGCGCGGTCGCATCGGTCGGGAACATTGCATTCGACATCGTGTTCCAGGTACTCCCGTAAGATGCAAGTCCCCATCCTGAGCGGAATCTTCACCGACGACGCCGCAGACTTCCGAACCTCATACCCTGTCAATATGGTACCCGTGCCGAAAGAGACGGGAATCAGCGCGGGATATCTGAGGCCGGCTGAAGGTGCCATCAGCCTTGGGGCAAGCGCGGGAACATCGCGCGGCGGCATAAACTGGAACGACGTCTTGTATCGCGTCATGGGTACAAAGCTCGTCAGCGTCAACGCGCTCGGAGTCGAGACGGTGCTCGGCGACGTTGGAGCGGGCGGTCAGTGCTCATTCGCGTATTCGTTCGATCGGCTGGCGATAACGTCAGGCGGCCGTTTGTACTACTGGAACGGTGTACTGCTCCAGCAGGTAGTTGATGCTGATCTTGGCACGGCGCTGTCAGTCGTATGGGTAGACGGCTACTTCATGACGACCGACGGCGAATTCCTTGTCGTGACCGACCTTGCCAACCCGTTCAGCGTGGACCCGCTCAAGTATGGAAGCTCGGAAGTTGACCCCGATCCAATCGTGACCGTGCTGAAACTCCGCAACGAAATATGCGCGGTCAACCGGTACACTATCGAGTTCTTCCAGAACGTCGGCGGGACAGGATTTCCGTTCAGCCGCATAAACGGAGCGCAACTCCAAAAGGGAGCGGTTGGAACCTATGCGGCGGCCATCTTCGCGGAGTACATCGCGTTCATCGGCTCGGGCCGGAACGAGGCGCCGGGGATATACTTCGGCGTACTCGGCAGCACGCAGAAGTTAAGTACCCGCGAGATCGATACGATCCTCTTGCAGTACACCGCCGCCGAACTTGCGGCCGTCGTTCTTGAATCTCGGCTCCACGCGGGGCACGAACATCTATGGGTACGACTTCCCGACCGGACGATGGTATATGACCTTCAGGCGTCAAAGGCCATCGGACAGCCGGTATGGTACTTCCTGACCAGCTCGCAGGTCGGATTCGAGAAGTACCGGGCTGTCGACCTCGTATACTGCTATGAGAAATGGCTTGTGTGCGATTCACAGACCAACGACTACGGCTACATGGACGCGAACACGGCGCGGCACTTCGGCGAGGTGTGCCGGTGGGAGTTCGGCACGGGGATCGCGTACAACGAAGGCCACGGGGCTTTGATTAACATGCTGGAACTTGTCTGCCTGACCGGGCGCGTCGAAGCCGGTGAAGATCCATACATCTCAACAAGCTATTCTGTCGACGGCATGACGTGGAGCCATGACCGGCCGATCAAGGTCGGGATGCTCGGCGACCGTACCCGCCGGCTTTCGTGGTGGCACCAGGGGCACTTGTCAAACTGGCGCATCCAGCGGTTCACTGGCGACAGCCGGGCCTTGATTTCGGTGGCGCGGCTTGAAATGGGGATAGAGCCCCTTACGGTATGAGCGAACAACTATCGTTCTCCCGCCCACAGCTTCAGGAAGCGTTCAAGGATTTCAGGAGCATCAAGGAATTCGAGAAGCTCGTCGCCCTGCTCAATACCGTGCTGCTCGGGAACAGCCGCGACCTTGACTTGCTTCAATACAACGCGACGACGCAGCAATGGGAATACGGCGTCAATCCGTGGGTAGACATCGACTTTCCGATAATCGTCAGGACGGTTGCCGCCGGTATCCCATCGCTTGCGGTCATCAATGGCAATATATCCATGCCACAATGGGCCGTGAATGATTACAACGTATGCGAATCACAGGAGATGATTCATAGCTGGAAGGAAGGCTCGGAAGTATTCTGGCATTTGCACCTGACGACAAACGGACTTGACGTTGCGAATAAATACGTGCGCTTCGAGCTTGAATACGGATATGCCGATGTCAATGGCGTATGGACGTGGCCAGCAGTATTCACCACGCCGGACATCTTGATACCGGCCAATACTCCGAGCAAGACGATGATGATTGTGAACTTGACGAGCTTCACGCCTGCAATCAAGATAGGAAGTCACGTGGTCGCACGCTTGAAAAGAGTGGCGGCCGTCGGAGCGGCACCGACCAATAATCCGTGGATACCGATGTTGCAATTGCATGTTCAACTTGACACTTTGGGGAGCAGGAACATTGGAAGCAAATAGCGTCACAACCAAATGCGAGACAGGCGTAAACCCTAATCACCTGCCTATCTACCGCATCGAACAATATCTGCTTACGCTCCCGCAGGTTGAAATGCCGGTGGACCATCAGTTCGCGCATGGTATCTATGCCCGTAGCATCACCATCCCGGCGGGCGTCATGCTGACCGGGGCGGTTCATAAAGATGAATGCTTCTTCATTGTCCGCACCGGGCGGATATTGATTACAACCGATGACGAACCGATAGAAGCAAAAGCCGGATTCATGGCGGCAAGCAAGGCGGGATCGAAGCGGCTCGGGCTGGCGCTCGAAGATACGACCGTGACGACGTTCCACGCGAACCCGGACGAGTTGCGCGAGCCTGATGATTTATGGGATCATATCACTGTTCCCCCGCCTGATGATATACTCGACATATTGGCGAAGAACGAACTGGAGGCAACCGCATGAGCGCATTGATAGCAGGTGCCATAGTAGGCGGGGCGACTATTGTATCATCCGTCATAAACGCATATTCAGCAGACAAGGCCGCCGATACTCAGGCCGAGGCGGCGCAGGGTGGCATAGACGAAACCCGCCGACAGTTCGACGCCATGCAGGCGCTTCTCAATCCATACGTTCAGGCTGGCAATCAATCGCTCACGGCGCAGCAGGACCTCGCGGGATTGAACGGTGCCGATGCGCAGAGGGCCGCCATCGAGGGGATAAGCGCAAGCCCGGAAATGCTGGCGATGACACAGCAGGGCGAGAACGCCATACTCCAGCAGGGCTCGGCGACCGGAGGACTCCGCGGCGGAAATACGCAAAGCGCACTTGCACAGTTCAGGCCGCAGATGCTTTCAAACCTTATCAATCAGCAGTATGGACGGCTCGGGGGGATTACCCAAATGGGGCAGGCTTCGGCGGCTGGCGTAGGCGCGGCAGGGATACAGAGCGGGGCGCAGGTTGCCGACCTTCTCGGGCAGCAGGGCGCAGCGGTGGCAGGCGGACAGCTTGCACTAGGACAGGCGGCGGCGGCTCCGTTCAACACAGCGGCACAATACGCCGGCTTGTACGGCCTGAACAAACTGGGGGTATTCTGATGCCAGCTCCGATAAACTACACCGCCGGATTCATCAATCCGTCCGACTCGATACAGCAGATGCTCCAGATGGGCGGCCAGCTCGCACAGCTCGGGCAGTTCCGCGATCAGCGTCTCGCGTCTCAGCAGGCTACGGAAGATGCGCGAATCGCGGCAGAGCAGAAGTCGGCGCGGGACGCTGAAATCAAAGGACTGTACGAACAGGCCATAGCGATCCCGACGTGGGAGAATTACAACAGACTGGCGATGCTCGATCCGGCGAACAGCGAAAGAATAATCAAGACGTGGGGAATGGTCGACACCGAACAGCAACAGACCGCGCTCAATGAGTCCATGCGGATATTCGCAGGTCTTACTTCCGGCGATCCCAAGGCCGGGCTTAATCTGCTGGAAGAGCGCAGGAATGCGGCCTTGAACGCGAAGGACGAGGACAGCGCCAAAAAGTATCAGTCGATGATCGAAATGTTCAACGCCGGCGACAAAGGGCCGGGGATGGTCGCGGTTACGTTCGGGACTACCATATCGGGCATGCCCGGTGGCAAGGATGCAATGGACGCATACGCGAAATATCGGGAGACAACGAGAGCGGACGCGAAGGCGGAGATCGATGCAATAGGCAACGATCTTGCCAGCCTGAAAGCTCACGGCGGGCTTACTCCTGAAAAGATAGTCTCCATTGAAATACAGCTCAACAATACGGTTAATACTCGCATGGCTTCAATGCTGGCGGCGCAGACGGCATTTAATAATATTAAATCAGGCGCGGACATGGGAAATGGTGTAGGAGACTTGGCAATAGTTAACGCATTCATGCGCCAGTTAAGTCCTGGTATCGTTACAGAGCAGGATTATCAGGCGGCATCAAAATCCGGAGGTTTACTAGACCAGCTCAAAGTATTGAAAGAAAAGCCAACTACAGGAGATATTCTTACACCTGGCCAACGCATCGAATTTGCTACACTTTCAAAAAGCTTCATGGAAAATGCGAAAAAACAAGCCGAAGATCAGCTCAAAGGCGTGAGATCGATAGTTAAAAACTACGGGCTTAATCCTGACAACGTATTCGGTACAATGGCGCAGGATAAACCGAAAGCAGGGGAGGCAGCTACATCCGCGCCAATCGACGACGTAGCGGCGCTCAAAGCGTATATAGTCTCAAGGTTCCCCGGCGAGGCGGTTAAGATCAATAGCCTTGACCTTGCCGGTCTCCAGCGTGAATATCCGAAAAGCGTAGCATCGTATCAGCCGGAGTCAGGCGGTACAGCATCGGTCCCAGAGCCGATAGTGGGAGGTGACTTTTGAGCGGGACATATACCTACAAGGCCAAGGACGGGACGCTCATAACCGGCATCCCCGAAGACGTGCCGAAAAACGATCCGCGTTTGTATGAGCAGTACAAGCAGATGAAAGCGGCCGGCCAGACGACCGGAACGTTTAGCGCACAGCCTAGCGGAGAAGAGGCCATGCTATCGGCGGCAGCGCGACAGGCCCCGAGCGCGGCGGTAGAAGCTCCGAAACCCACGCCTTTACAGATAGCCGGGCAGGCGATAGCCGAGCTTCCACAGAATGCCGGAGTCGCCGCGCGTGGATTCGTCAAAGGCGCAATGTCGCTTCCGACCATGGTATGGGACCCATTGACCGCGCTAGTAAACAAAATACTACCTGAAGAATATCAGCAGTTACCGCCGAGCCAAGGCATCGAGGCTATGTTCGCAAAGTTGGGCGTAAAGGATCCGCAGACGAAGGCGCAGGAAGTTCTAGAGTCGCTGACCATGGGGCTTGGATCAAGCGCGGCGGGGCTGGGAACTGGCGCGGCGTTGAGTGCACCAGTGAAACTTGGCGCGACGTTCGGGCCTTCAACGGCGCTCGCGGCAACCGCTGACCCTTCCAAGATAGCCGCCATAGGTCGAACCCTTGCCTTTAATCCCGCCTCCGACCTTGCAGGATCGGCCGCTTCAATGGGGGCCTCGAAAGTAGCCGAGCAGCAGGGGGCGAGTCCTCTTGCACAGGCGGCCATCGGACTCGGGGCCGGTATCGGAGCCTCCCGCCTCGCTTCACCAGCAACCGCTATAAAAACAGCCGCGACTCAATCAGAGGATGATATCGGAAACGTCATCCGCAAAGCCGCATCGGGTGACAAGGTTGCCAAGAAAACAGTCGCCGAACTTGCAGCAATAAATCCGCAGGCACGCGAGGCAGCACGCAGGCTTGAAATAGAACTTCCCGCCGATGTATTCTCGGACAACGAGCAGGTACGGTCTGCCGCAGGGCTTGGCCGTAGCATCGTAGGAGGCACGGAAGAAGCCGCGTGGCGCGGAACGGTAAAGAATTCCGTCGAGCGTGCGGACCAAGTGCTTGACGAGTTTGGGGCGACCTTCATCGAAGGTGCACCGGCTCCTGCGGTTGCGTCTGCCCGCGTCAAGGATTCGCTCATGGCGGCCAAGAAAGAATTGAAAGACGCCGCAACGGTGATATACGACGAGATCGACGCGGCCGTCCCGAAATCCACGCCGGCGACGTTTGACAGCACGAAGGCTTTACTTGCCGATATAGCTACTGAAGTCGGGGCAGATGGAATGTCCCCGCAAGAAAAGAAGCTCCTCGACATGGTGGCCGATCCTACTACGACATATGGCCGGCTACAGCGCGAAAAGAATCTTATCGGGCAGGCGATAGCCAAGAAAGACTCGCCGTATGGCAACATGGAAGCCGGAGCGCTCAAGCGCCTGTACGGATCGCTTGCCGAGGATCAGCTTGACACTGTGGGGAACATTGGAAGCCCTGAACTCAAGGAACAACTTATTTCCGCCAATCTCATGTACGGCAAAGAGCGAGAGATAGGCAAGAAAATAGTCGATCTATTCGGCAAGGACTTTTCCGGTTCAATAGCGGACAAGATGCGGATGGCTATAACGTCTTCGGCCAAGGGCGGAACGGGAGAGTTTACCCGCCTCATGGACTCGGTGCCGGACGACCTGAAAAAAGAAGTCACAGCGACGGCTCTTGCTTCAATCGCGCGTTCCGGGGCAGGGGCAACCAAGGGACAATTCGGGTTCTCCGAGTTCGCCAAGATGTACCAAGGGCTACGGGCGAACAAGGAAGTATACAAGCAAGTCGTCAAGAATCTCGGCCCTGAATCGGACGCCGTACTCCGTGACTTGTACGAAGTATCGAAACGATTGACCGACGCAAGGGCCGCAGTGCTATCAACAGGTAAAGCGAATCAGGCGCTATTGCAAGGCTTGACGGCGCAGAACCTCGTTGAGAAGGCGCTCAGTAGTGTAATAGGCCGAGGGGCGGTCGCGGCCGGAGGAGCCGCAATCGGTAGCGGTCTTGGCGGTGGAGTGTTCGGAGCGTCGACTGGCGCTGGAATATCAAGCGCGATTGTAGAATCTCTGACACGCGGAGAAAAGGCAAAACTGGAAGCCGTCGGGAAACTGTTCAGGAGCAGCGAGTTCCAGGACTTGATCGTCAACGCCGGAAAAACCGACACAATAACCCCGGCGCAGGCAAAGGCGCTTGCACGATCCGGCGCGTTCCAGTCGTTCGCCAAGACGGTGAAATTGCCTATGGCAACCGATCAGCTTGATACATGGATACTATCAGCGGTAACGGCAAAGGCGGCCGAAGCAGTCGGGGATCAGGTTCAGGCTAAACGCCAAATGAAAGAACTGGAAAGGTAGGAACACATGGCAACACTGGTAAACACGCCCTTCCCGGTATTCACCGATACCGACGGCTTGCCGCTGGAAAACGGCTACATCGACTTAGGTATAGCCGGACTCAACCCGCTGTCCAATCCGCGTCAGGCGTATTGGGACGAAGCGTTGACGATGCCCGCTACGAACATCCGCACGACCCGCGGCTACCCTTCTCGCAACGGTGCGGCGGGATTCTTGTACGCGGCTCCTGGAGATTTCTCGATCCTGGTACGGGACAAGAATGGCATTGTGATTCTGTCGAACCTGAACGTCATCGACGTATTGACGGCAGTACAGAATGGATTGCTGCTCAAGGCGGACATAGCCAGCCCGACCCTTACCGGAGTCCCTACCGCCCCGACCGCAGCGCTGTCGACCGTTACCGGCCAGCTTGCCACAACCGAATTCGTCATCCAGAATAGTCACGTACTCGGCGAGCTGGTATTGACCGAGACATTGAAAGCACCGAGCGCGTCATTCCCGGCCGTACCTCGAAACGTCAACCAAGATATACTCGCCGCGCATTGGCCGAGCCTTGTCACGGAACTTCGCAACCAGCCCGCGAGTGTCCTTGGCGTAACCGACCACAACGTAACGGTAGCCGGAGCGGTGATAACCTTCGGAGTCGGCGATACCGCGCTCATATCGCTTATCATCAATGATGCCATTGTTTCAAACTACATACTCGGCGGCGAGATTGCAAACTTCCTCAACGGGGCTACCTATGCCGACGCTACGCAACAGCGGACGATAACGATAGCCAACGTTGATTACGTCATCACCGGAGCCGATGCAGTAGCGCGTACGTTGACCGTCTCCGTCAACCCTCCAGCAGGCGCACAGGTGGCGACGTGTTACACCTACCGAGTGGCAGGGGCCGCTACGACAGCTAGACTTTTACGCATTGCTGGATTTGTAGGAGTAGCCGCAGGGGACGCAGGCGGGGAGGTTGTTGGCGGGTTTAGGAAAATGGATCGAGGGCAAGCTCACCGGCACGACTGGCTAGAAGGGCCATCAGCTAACAACGTAGGGCATAATCGCGTTGGTTCCGGGGGAAGAGCTGGAGCCACCGATTCACTGCCGGCAAATGTTGGCAACCCTATCACCGACGGCACCAACGGCACCCCCCGCACCGGCAAAACCACGGACCCCCGCACCGCAGGCCAGTACGCCTATACCTGGGGCGCAGTCTACATACCGTAAGGAGTAAGCCATGTTTGTATGCTTGCACAATGAGACCGAGATAGCACACGCCAACGAATTGACCGACGACGAAATGGCCCGCGACTGGCCGCTGTACGAACTCGAAGCGGCCAACCGTGGCGGCGCGTGGGTTGCGTACAATGGGGAAGTGCCGTATACTTTCCCTGTACCCGAGGAGGTCACAGATGAACCGTAAATCGATAATCATGATCCTGCTGGCCGTCGTTCTAGCCTCGTGCTCGCAGGTTCCCATGGACGTGCCGAACGTCCGCCTGTACAACTCCGCATGGGAAATAGTTCAGGAAGGAACCGTGGCAAGGTCGAAGGCCGTCACCACGATCCAGAGTTATGCCGACTATGCGGAGGAATACAACCTTGCGCATACCGATGACCAGCTTTTTGTCATCGAGGGCGAGGAGATCGTGCCTATCGAGGAAGCTCCTCCGGCCGATGCTTACATTGCCGCGCCTGATACCCATGACATCATCAAGGAATATCTCGACTGGCCTCGATCCGACATAGCGGACCGGCGCGAAATATGGCGTATTCAGGCTATAGCCGACGGTGGAGTCCTGTACGTTGACCGCGTGCCTCCTCCTCCGGTAGTCATCATCGATGACCGGCCAGCATACGAGGAGTACGCCCTGTATCTTGTCTACGTCTTCGACGGATCGATCAAGTACGAGGAACATCCGGCAACTGAAGAGGAATACTTGTCCCGCAAGGCCATCTACGAATTGCAGGTGATGGCCGACGGTGGAACGACGTACCTCGTGGCGGGAATGCTCTACCCGTAGTCATCCCGATAGAATAAAGAAAACGGCCCGCCTTGCAATAGGTAGGGCCGTTTCTATTGGCTCGCTATATCGATAACAATCGATAGCAATCTATGGTATACGGCTAATCCGTAAAAGTAGACGCCGGGCGTTCCGAGCGCTTCCTGTCGGCCCTTTCCCGGTATCCACGGTCCGCCGCTATCTGGTGCCGAATCGCCTGCAAAACGTAGCTTCGCTTGTCCATTCCGGGCTTCATGGCGATCTCTTCGACCATGGCCGAGTCAAGTTCGGGCGGTAGTTTAATCTCCATTGGTGATATCTTGCGGCGCTTCGATCTTCTCTATGTCAAGATCGCGCGCCATGCCGCGAGCTATCATGTCGGCCATCTTCCCGGTAGCATGAATAGTCTGTTTCCCATCATTTCCTATCGATAGCGTGATATTGCCCATACCTTTACGTCCGGTTACTTTCATTCGTGTTATGCCCATATTCACCCCTTCGGCTCTTGAAGAACGGCCAGCCTGACATTGACGCGGTAATTTGGCCATGCGCTACTAGTATCGCGAGTCCATGCGAAGACGTCGGCCAGCGTCGCTTGATCATCGAATACCGCCGTCTCCGTCCACATCTCGCCGACTGATTCATTTCCAGCCGAGCGGTCTACCATCGCGCAGATTTTCATTTTTTCCCCTCCAATAGCTCCGGGTTCTCGTGGATGTTGCCGATTACTTCCATGTCATAATATTTGTATCCATACCAATAATCATCTGGATAAAATCCATGACAACGCGGGGAAAACTCACCATCTTTATATATTACGGTCGATATTGTGTCCACAATATCCTCGGGTATTTCATCTGGATCACTGATTTTATACCCTATTTTATATTTAACTATATCCCCCTCGTAAATCTCCTTGCCGTTCTTGTCGAGGAGGCCGGTGAATTGTTCGAGAACTACTTTTTCAAGCCACCGGCCCCACGAGCCGCAATCTTGATCGTTTTTTAGATTGATAAGAGACACCCTTCCAGTATGTCTATAGTATGCTTTATCAATTTCACTATCAGGTTTTTCAAGTCTTATTACTTCTCCATAAATATTCAAAACAGCATCCCAAGCCCTGAACTTTATTTCACGCATAAATACTCCTTGAACTCCCGTATCGCCTCGACGAGCCTTGCGCCGGGGATTGGATTGTATTTGTACGATCCGTCCGCCTTGAGGTACAGCGTTGCGCACTTGTCGGGGTTGACGAAATTGTCTGTAACCCTCCCCGACTTGTCAACCATCCTAGCCATGGAGTAGGCAGCGAGCTGGACAGCGTGGGTCTTAGACTTGGCCCCTGTTTTTAGGTCGATCAATACGCGCTTGCCGTCGATCAATGCCCGAAGGTCGAACGTGCCAGCGTAGGCTATACCGTGGAGCCGGTGGTAGATCATGCACTCGGTATCGATAGCCCACGGGTGATAGTCGTCTACCCACTGCGCGAAGGCATTGACATAGGGAAGATCGCGCAACGGGCGGCCATGCTTGTCCTCACGGTGGCCCACCGCGTACCGCTCGCAGAGCTTATGAGCCGCGCTGCCCTTGTCCCTTGACTCGGCGGTAAACCATCGGTCGTCAATAACCCCGGCCGCCTTGAGCACTTGAGTCACGGACGGAATAGGTGTACCGTCGTCCTCGCTGTATTCGTGGAGGTCGGGGTTGAAGGTCATTTCTTTATAGTCCTTTTGTGTTTCAAATCTGAAACCTTAATACCCATATCACCATCCATAATAGAATGTAGGCAATCATTATGGGCAAATAAAACTTCGATATTGTCATTGCCTTCGTCCATTACCATTTGAGCAACTGGCCTTTTCTTCCCTAGATTCTTGCCGCATATAACACACGGCTCCATATCGCTATATGATAGTGTATCAATTATCATTAAACTCTCCTCGTCTGAATCGGCGTATTCTGGACTTTAACGCCTGGGAGTGACTCGGTGCCCTTGGACATCCGCGCCCACTGGCCGAGATAGGATTCGTTCGCCTGAATTGCGTTCAGCGGAGCGGTACCAGCGGCAACGGCCTTGACCAGCTCGGACAGGCACGTTACTTCCGCGCTCCATACGTCACGGTATGACACGCCGTCGGATTTCTCCGGCATGGCGACCTCGACCTTCGGAGTCACGACGGGAGCGTCAAGGACGGCTTCCGCTGCCGCCGATAAGCCCTCTGCCTGCAATGATTCGGCGGCGCGTATCTGCGCCTCTTCAGCCTCGCGCCGTGCCGCTTCCTCCGCGATCCTCCGCACCTCGTCCGCTTTCGCCTTCTCGGCACGCATCCACGTGGCGGCCTTCGATCCCGTTACCTTGATAACGTAGTCGAACGGGTCGTCGATCTTCTTGCCCTGCGCGATGGTGGCCTGACGCTGGCGCTTGCTCGCCTCGTCGATGGGATCGAACCACGTATGAAACGCCTTGCGCCCTTCATACGCCTGTTTATTGATCGCGTTGGCCAGGTCGTAGCTTCCCTGATCGACGACTTCCAGAGCGTCCACTTTGCTCCGTAGCGACAGCGCCACTACTTCCGCTTCCTTGTCGAAATTGTCCATAAATCCCCCTTGAATCAAGATAAAGCTATTATAATACCATATGGCAATAAGTCAAGCCCGAATCGCTCCGGGCCTGATTGTTACTTGCGGTCAACCGCCGCCTGAACCTTGGCCAGCAGCGCCCCGAGGATGACTGAATCTTCCGGGTGGCTCTTGAGCGCCTTGTCGATCTCGGTCCTGATGGCCTCCGGCGTCTCGTCGAATTCGCTGTAGTCGATCAGCGCCAGCTTGATGTCGGCGAGCTTCCCGGCCTTCTTCCCGGCGGGCTTCTCGGCTGGAACCGGAGCAGTCTCGGCGGGCGGGGCCAGGATATCTTCAGGGTCGCGGGTGTCCGGTGGGATCTCTTCACCTTCGATGCTGTCCACGTAGTTCGCCTCGATCTCCGCCGGGCCCTTGGAGTAGTCGCGGGCTACAGCCTGATCGAACTTTACTGCCATCTGCATCGTCGTGGACAGGATGCCCCAGCGGGACAGGGTATTCTTGAGTACCGTCTTGGCGGCCATCGCGGGAAGGTTCGTCTTCCATAGGCCGTATTCATTTCCGAAGCTCTTGGAGTACCGCTTGCCGTGGGCCAGGATGCGATCCATCGACCAATAGGCTACCTTCTCGTACCCGTTCACGAGGTTGAAGTAGCACACATACCCGACGGCCAGCGATATGTCGGTCTGCTCTCGTATCCCTCCGACGACGGGCCGGATGTCCACCTCGCCGGTTATCGGATTCTCGCCATGGTACTCGTCGGCGAATACCGGCCCGACATTAATAGCCTTGTACTGGCCGGTGCGAAGCGCTAACTGCACGAAGCCCTTCGTCATGATCTGGAACTGCGCCTCCATCTGGCCCTTGTTGCGGTACGGCACGAGCGCCGAGAATCCAAGGCTCCCGTCAATAGGCAGATCAAGCGTAGCCGCCACCATTGCCGACGCGATTACCGACTGCGGGGTGCAATCCTTGAGCGCCGGGTTCGTCCTGGTGGCGTTCAGGATCGACGCAAGGAACGCCGCCGACCGCTCGCCCATGACCTCCGTAAACCGCTGTTTGACGTAATCGCTATTGACGATTGCGATTAGGCCGTTCTCGTTTCCCATATTGTCCTCCTGTATAGATTGTAATGCAATGCCCGACATATTGCAAGCGGGCATTGCAACAATGTCAACTGAAATCAAACAAGGTCGGGGCCGAGACTTCCATGTCCGCCGCCTTCAGATATACAAGACCGTCATGCCACGATTCAGGATTAAGCTCTGTTCCTATCCCGCGACGGCCCATCTTCACGGCCATGTACGGCACGGTTGAAAGCCCTGCGAATGGATCGAATACCAGCTCGCCCTTGTTTGAAAACCTCTCAATGATGCGCTCGACAATATCGAACTGTAGCGGGCAGATATGCATTGTAAGCTCTTTCCGCGCCTGATCGCCGTTCAGCGTCCGCATCCGGTTCACGTCGTCCCATATCCACTGGCTTTCCGATCCGGGAGCGACAACCATGAACGAAGCCGGGAGCTTTCCATCCTCTTCGAGGTCATCCGCGAGCTTGACGTGATCGCGGTAGTTGTACGGATTCTCGCGTGAAAATTGGCGATACTTGGCTTGAAGCTCGGATACTTCCGTAGCCCGTAGTTCTTCCAGCATCAAGAGCCTGTCGCCCGATGACTTCCAATGCGAATGGGCGTCAATCTGCCAATGGGCGCGGGTATAGTCCATCTTGTCGTGGACAACCGGATCATCGGCGTAGGCGCGCGACAGGTCGCTCGGGAGCTTGCGGAACAGGAGGATGTACTCCGGGCAGCCGACGCCCATCTTGGTCCCATCCTTGCACTGCTCTGTCCAGCCGAGCCGGTACGTCTGATTATTCTCTCGAACCACGTCCGTGTCGATGGTAATGCGGCCCATGAACATAAAGCCGTGGCGCTCGAAGTGGTCCGCGGTCGCGTCGCTGAATCGGTCAACGGTCGGCATTCCCGTACCCGTGGCGTTGCCGAACAGGATCCTGTCCTTGACGTGAACGGCGCAGACGCGGCCCGGCTTCAGGATGCGCAAGAGGTGCGGGGTTAAGTAGTCCATCTGCTCGAAAAACTTACGGTTATCCTCGTTGTGCCCGAAATCGTTGTACGTCGGCGTGTACTCGTAATGGTTGGAGAATGGAATAGAGGTATGGATAAGGTCGATGGAATTGTCCGCCCATCCTGGAACCTCAAGGCAATTGTCATTCAGTATGGAAGTGTAATACTGGCCCTTTACTTCCTCGCGGTTGAAGCTGATCGTCCGCGACAGCTTGTCTAGGACGTTTGTTGACGCAAGGCCATTCTCGCGGATAATCTTTGTCATCTCCCCGACGAGGTAGTTATGCTGCTCCCACTTCGCCTTTAGCGTTTCAAGGATAGCCTGCTCGCTCTCGGCGTAGATGATATGCACCTCGACCGGATAATCCTGCATAAACCGATAAATGCGGTGGATCGCCTGTATGAAATCATTGAACTTGTACCCGATGCCAAGGAATATGCACTTGTGGCAATGGTACTGCATGTTACCGCCCTGGGCGCTCATGTCCGGCTTAGTGGCCAGATACTTGACGGTGCCGTCCTTGAAGGCTTTGGTTATCTCGGTATTCTTCTCGTAATCCTGCGAGCCGTAGACCTCCGCAGCTTCCGGTACTGCCCTCTTGATAGCCCGGCGCTCGTCCTCCAGGTCGTGCCAGATGATGAAATGATCGGCCGGAGCGTCCTCAATGATAGCGAGCATCTTGTCGATGCGGGAACCGATGCTGTCGCGCTTCTCCTTCGATGCGTCGCGGAGCCCGAGCGCGGCGTCCCTGAACATCTTCACCTGCCCGTCGTCCTCAATTCCGGCCGTCGCGTGATCGACGTTGACCATGTGATAGATGACGTTCAGCGGGGGCAAGTCGTAGCCGGCATCGTCGTATCCAAGGTCGGAAGGCTTCGTTATGAACAGCGCCCATGTTGAAATCCAGAACCAGAATTCCTTCTCTTTGTGCGGATACAAGGTCAGGTTGTTGGCTTGCGTCGAATCGCGGTGGAAGAACCGGGTAAGTGCCTGCCCGGTGTCCATGATGCCAAGGAAGCCCGCATAGTGGATAAGCTCCTTGTACTTGTTAGGCGACGGGGTAGCTGTGGCAACGAACTTGTACCGGACCTGCTGGAACTTAGGCAAGAACTCCTGATACGTCTTTGATCCGTAAGAGCGGAGTACTGACGCCTCATCCAGTGTGACAGCCGTGAACCATGCCGGGTTGATATCGCCGTCGCGGACCCGCTCATAGTTCGTTATCACGATGCGGCACGGAGACGCCTCTGCCTCCGATTGCGTCCTGACGTATTCGATGGGAACGCCAAAGTCAATGCGGAGCTTGTCAAGGTCAAGGCCCTGCCGCGCCGCTTCCTTCTCAAACGATGGGCCCCGGAACATGGAATCATTGATAAACTCGGGGACCACGTTGAGCGGTGCGACGATGAGCGCCTTCCCTTCCGACCTTGACATCAGGAGGCGCAAGGCTTCAAGTTGCGTAAGGCTCTTGCCAAGTCCGAAGCTGGAAAAAAGCGCACGCTGTCCGCCCTTTGTCATCCATAGCACGCTGTCGCGCTCGTGCGGCTTGAGGATCGGGTTGACATCCTCCGGCTTGAACTCTATGCCGGTATCAGGCGCGATCTTGATTTTAGACTTCAAAAAGTCTATGTAATCGGGAAGCTGAATCTGTAGCATATAATCTCCTTGTAGCGTGATTGTATTACAATATCATAAAGCCGTCAATCGTAATCATACGGCTCGTCATACTTTGCCAAGTGAGTCAAGTGGTAGCATCCGCAATCGGGGCAGAGATAGACACGCTTCGGGATCATCTTCGACGAGTTGCTATGTTGCCGCCGCTTGGTGCCATTGATCCTCGCGTGGGCTTCGCGTTCCGACAGGCAGAGCTTGCCGTGACAGTATTCTTGCGGCCGCTCGGAAACGTCAGGCGGGTACAGGATCGCAGCGGTTTTCTTGCGGCTCTTGCTCATATGATTATTCCCCGTGCACATGTGATAATCTGGAACCGCGATCCTATGCGTTCAAGCATCATCTGGACCCGATCCACGTAGGCCCATCGTATACCGTGCTTGATCGTGTAACCGGCCCCGGCGTTGTAGGCGGTCAGAGCAAGCGGCCACGAATGGAACCGCTCGTAATGCGCCTGTAGTATCTGCGCCGCAACGCGCCCGGCCTGTATCGGGTCGCGTGGATCGTACTCCCCGTATAGCCTGACCCGCTCGGTCCTGAACCTTTCGTTAAGCTGGAACCGCCCGATGCTCGCCCCGTCGTCGCCTGTCGCGCTGTCTCGCTCTCCGCTCTCGGCCATGGCAAGCGCCCGGAACAGCTCGGCCGGTATGTCCGTGCCCAACACCGCCGCGTCGTAGATTGAAAACGACCGGGCTTGCTCGGCGTGAATAGGGATACAGGCGAGAAGCAACAACAGGGCAAGGGGCTTCATTTCCCGGGCCTCTTGCGGAGCGATTCGCGCCACGGGGGAAGCGGGCCGATGATGGCATCATCTGGTACGTCATCCCCGCCCGTCCCGTCCCACATATCATCATCGGCGCAAGAAACAAGCGTCATATCCTGAAACATGCGCGCCGCGCCTTCACCAGCATACCACCCCGGTCCTTGAAGTACGACTACTTTATATTTATCCGGTATGGTTGCCCAGTCAATATAATCGCCATGCCTGTATCTCGTCGCCGCGTGGCTTTCATCATCATACGGATCATCGTCGTTTATGTTCCGCTTGACGAAACCGGGCCACCACGCCTTGAGCCGTGTCCATGCGCTCGGGGCTTGCGGGTTGCGGCCAATGTACTTGCGACAGGCCGAGTAGATTACGTAGGCGGAGAAGATCGCCGCTACAGCAAGAATCAGGATGTTGACTATCATATTCGCTCCTTGCCATCATTATATACCATTGTAATGCAATGTCAAGCGATTATTAGCCATGATTTCAGGACGTTAACCGCCTCGTCGAAGCTATGCGCCACGGCGTATTCTGCCCCCGCCCGGATCGCGTCGGCCTCAAAATATAACTGGTTCACCGATTGCTTCCCATTGCGCCGCTTCATCTCAAGGAAGTAGGTGCGGCCATCCTTGACGATAACAAGGTCGGCAACGCCTGAACGTAGACCCATGCGGCGCAGCTTCATCATGCGGCCCATTCCGGCGCCTGATTGAGCCTTGCCCATGCCCTCGTTTGGAACGGCGAAGACCAAAAAGCCCCTTTGCGGGGCCACGAGCGAAAGATATTCGACGAGCTGTATCTGTATCGCCGCTTCGAGCGGATCGTCAAAGGCCACGGCGGGCACGGTCTGCCAACATCATGGCGAAGTTGGCAACGTCGGCGGCTTCGTCGATGATCGACTGGACATTGCCTTCCTTGAGCTCGGTATAAAGCTCTTCCTCTTCTTCGAGCATCCGCTGATAAAGGTAGATCATGGGAACCTCGTCCCAGTGCTTTTTATGGACGTTCGCCGCGAGCTTGCGCTTCATGTCCAGAGCAAAAACGTCAACGGCCAGGGCATCCGCCGCATGGTCGCGGGGATGCTCGGCCTGATCTTCGAGTCTGTCCTTGACCATCGTCGGCTACTTCTTCTTGGCCTTGAACGCCGCTATGTCGGCCTCGATGAGCCCGCGCACGTGCTCGCTCGGATTGATCCCACGCAAGCCGCACATGGCCACAAACCGGGCCTTCTGGTCGACGGTGGTCAGGACCACGATCCTCTCGACGAGCTTCTCTCCGCTATCGCTTTTCGTAACTGTTCCCATGGTATCCCCTTTCAAAAGTTCCCGCGCAGAGGGCCAACGACCATGCGCGGGTATGTTAGAAATCAGAGGCCATTACATTATCACAATCTTGATTACATTGCAAGCCCTAAATAGCATATTGCGCGACGGTACCATCGGGAGTATATTAGAGCGAGTACGATACTATTGGGGGTGCCTGCATGGATTCTGGATTGATAAGCATAGCGCTTGGAGTATTGATCGGGCTTATCGTGACAGGAATATACGGGCTTATGGCAACGGCGGTACGAAAGCGGGTTACAATCCGATCCCCTGAATCGCAGGCAATCGAGCAGATGGTTCCAGCCGTCAACGCGCTTATGGAGATGCAAGGCCCGCAGACGCAGGCGCTTATCGCCATCCTGGAAGCACAAAAAGGTATTTGCAATGGAAACGTAGACGCGGCACTAAAGACAACCCGAGACGCAAAAATACGATATGACGATTTCCTACTCGGTCGGGCAAGGATAGAGACATGATTTATACATCCCGCTTGGCCCACCTTGCGGAGACGACGCTACGTCCGGGCCAGATTATCCACCGCGGCGACATTATCGGCGTCATGGGGAACACCGGGAGCGGGTCCGGGGCGCATCTCCACCTTGACGTTGTTGAGGAAGAGCAGAAGGGCCGGTATACCCTTGACGACGTGGCGAACGGAAGCCCCCGGCCATCGGCAAAGCAGCTTGTACTTTTCATCGACAAGGAGCTATTCCGAGTCGATTGTTTCATAACCACGTTCTACGCCGATATCGAATACTTCAAAATCTATAACAAGATTCACTGCGCCTTTGACCTCGTGCCGGAGGATCGCCACCAGACGGCCGAGCACTTCCGAATATACTGGAATCGTTCCATGCCGGGGAAGGTCGTCAAGATCATGGAGAACGATCCGGGGTATGGGAACTGCGTTATGATCGCGTATGAAGCATAGGGGGAAACCATGGGAGTAGGCATAGACCTGAAGGGAATAGGGGAGATATTTTCCGGCGCGGGCAAGTTCGCTGGCGACATGCGCTCTGCGATCACCGGAGACATCAGCGCCGAGAAAAAGGCAGAACTTGAACTGAAGATGGTCGAGTTCGAGAATGCTGCCAGAAACGCACAGGCCGAGATAAACAAGGTCGAGGCGTCAAGCGCGAGCTTCTTCGTCGCGGGGTGGCGTCCCGCATTCGGTTGGCTCGGTGTGGTAGTAGTGGCGATGATTTATCTTGTCAACCCGATCCTCAAGGCATTCGGAATTCCGATAGTCGAGGCCGATATGTCAGACCTTTGGCCGGTTATCACGGGAATACTCGGGCTTTCGGGAATGCGATCATACGAAAAGAAAACAGGAACAGCTGGGAACCATTGAAAGGTATCAATTGAAAATCTACATCTCCGGCCCGATCACCGGGCGTAAAGACTTCAACCGGGAAGCGTTCGACAAGGCGGGAATAATCATCCAAGGGCTAGGCTTCGACCCGGTATCCCCATTCGACGTATCACCGTACCATCCCGGCAAGAAGTGGATTGACTATATGCTCGAAGATATCCCCGCTATGCTCAAATGCGAGGCCGTGGCGGCCCTTCCGGGGTGGATATGGTCACGCGGTGCACGGATCGAGATTGCGATAGCGTGGATGCTCAAGATTAAGATTATCAAGATCAAAGTCTGAACCATGCCCCCGCCGTGCATCATGCCAGTCATATCGACGCAGGGGCAGCCGGTTCGATCCCGGCAGGGGGAATATAAAAGCCCGGTCAACGCCGGGCCTTGTTTCAATCCTCAACCTTTTTGAAGTGCTCGCTTGACTTGTCCATATCGGGCAGGTCTCCTGATTTCTGGCACTGTCTAGCCCCGTCCTTGGCGAGCAGCTTGTACTGGCATCGCTGTGCATTGTCGCATCGGCCATGGCGGTAGTATATGCAGGTGCTCATGATTTCCCCTCCGCTTTTGCTATTGCCATCTCGATGAGGTCGTAAGCATCGCGCTCTACGCCAGTTTCATGCCCATCATGTCTGATAACTGCCAACGCCTCTTTCAGCGCCTCGTACATATCCGGCGCGGATAAAATTAGCGAACGATCAGCTCCATATGGGCCATATACTCCGCTGTCACACTCAATAATAGGTTGATGGTAACTTCCATCGTCTGGCCATGTGCCATAAATATCGCCAGTAGAATATCCGTAATCAGTCCACGGCCCTTTGGTATGCTCGCTCATATTTGCACCCTCCCCGCCATTTCCACGGCCCGCTTGAGGCTCCCCGCGTATTCAAGTGATATCATGGCTATCCTCCCAGTCGTCATCATGATCACAAACGTTTAAGCGTTTTATCATTCCAAAAAACTCACCTTTTGAAGCTATGGAATAAACTCCTGATTTTCTATTGACTAGAATTGTAATAGAATCATTTTTATCGGAACCAATAAGTTCTATATGAGTTAAGCTCATTTTGCACGCTCCTCTATCATGTAGTCGGACGTCATCCCATCAATCCCGCCACCTTCGCAGTTTCTGGCATATAGCATGGCGTCGGCAAAAATATAACGAGCCTGAGACCGCCATACCTTAAATCCAACTTTGCCCTTTTCGTCAAGAACCGCATCGATATCAGCATCAGAAGCATGCACCGCGAAATAATCGCGGAGTGATAATCCGCTTGTGGAATTAAAGTTGACTAAATCAACCGCAGTATGCCCGCTTATAAATGCCGGAAACGCAGGCCCTCCAGTTTTATCTATCATTTCATCCTCCCCGCGTATTCCAACGCCTTTGCCAGGCTCCCGGCAAAGTGCCATAGCCCGATGCTCTTG